CCCAGCTCTGAGCCTCAAGACGATCCTGAATGTAATAAGCGTTCATGGCTGAACTCCTGAAAATGGCTGTGAAAATATCGCCCGCGAAATGCCAGGCTGATTAGGAAAACAGGAAAGGGGATTAGTGATTCAGGCCGTTACCGCGTCCGTCGAGAAAAACTTCCACGAGCAAATCACGGGTATAAGTGCGCTCGATGCCGCGATGCAGATAAAGCCGTCCGCGTAAATTAGCGGATGCAGTCCAGGTACCATCTTTGTGTTTGACCAGCATTCCTGGCATGACCGCGCCGCGATTAACGGTCTGCGTTCCGTAATGTTGATGAACCATAAAAACTCCTGCCCGTAAGCTGGGCTGCTGAACATATAGAGACTTCTGCGCGTATTCAGGCGGTGGATGGCCGCCGGTTGTCATAACTAAGTCGCCTCGTTGAAGCGACTGAGGTATGAAGTGTTGAGTTGATTTCAGCTGGTCACACCGACGTTCACGCGTCCGCTTCACCCCTCGCACTCCCCGGAGCCTGCTGAAATTCAAGCTGCGGATCTAAGCGGTCATCGCAACGGTGAAGTTATAAATTTTGTGATACCAACATCGATGCAATAGCATGACAATAGCAATGGCTATTGATGTAGTCAATAGCAATTAGTATTGATAATGTTTGATATACTTGTTCTGATTGATAATTAAATGAATTTTTATAAAAAAGAGTATGAAGACTTATTGGTGTGGCTGAAATTTGTACAGCTTTAATGTGCCTCGTGACAGAGGGGCATCGGGTTGTGGTGAGCTCGGTAGGTTGGCAGCAAATTTAATCGAATATTGGTAGTCTGAGTTCTTATGTGTATTTTTTTAGTCAGTTGCTAAATGATACATAAATGACTTATTAGCCCCGCCATCGCTTTGTACGGGGCGTTTATTTAATTTATCTTTTCAACATTTCCATGAATCAACAAGTCGTAGGCAAGAAATAGTTTCCTATACTGGGTTTTTAAATTGTCAACGTCGCATGCCTTGAATTGAACAAACGCTTCTTTTTTAACATAATCTTCAATCTCCTCTTTGGGGATATTTTTTATGTTCTTAATGACTATAGACAATTCTTTGTACTTTTTGAACGTTGCATCCTTTATATCTTTGATGTTGGTGTAAATTTTATTTGCATTGATTTTATCTAAGGTGATTTTATTGAGCAAGTCGTCTAGTTTTCCGTGGCGTTCAATGCGTTGATTTAGTTTTAACACATATTTAGCTGGCAAACTTAACTCTTTCAAATTACATGAGGTTATAGTTTTTGAAAATGGAAGCTGTAATGAGTTTACTGAACCTAATATGAAATCTATGGCTAATTTATTAGATATTTCATTTTTATCAAATAAGTAGTCTTCAAGATAATTTATTTCTTTAACTTGTGTGAATACATACTTTTTATCGCCTAGAGCAACAACTAAATTTTTTCCTTGTTTAACACTTTCTTCAAGTCTGTCTAAGTCAGAAGGTGAAACCAATAGAGTATCTAAGTGCCCTTTTTCACCCTCATTAATGATAAGTGTTTTAATGGCTCTTTGATACCTTAAAACATCATAAGGTGAGAGCCCTTCATCAACAGCACTGATCTCATCATAGATCTGTTTATAGTTATCTGTTTTAACAGATGTATATGTAATTTGTAGCTGTTGATCGGTAATCTGTTTTGGTACTACTTCCTGTTCATTCTCTTTATATTCAATCAAAATTATTCTTTCAGCTGATTTTCGACCATCTTCTCTAGGTAGTTGTGAGGAAAAATCAGAAAGAAGTTTCTTTACATTCCTGTCAGTTAAAGAATATCCAAGAAAAACTATTGGATTTTTAATCATGTTAGATAGTATCTTGGCACTAATGAGTATAGATTTGTTGTCATATTTTTCGTAATCATCTTTATTTATGATTATTGAGTGTGGATCCTTTATATCACCATGGATTTTGTATAACTCACTCCATCCAATAGTATCTTCGAAAAAACCATTATTTCCAATATAGAGTTTTGGAGTTACATTTTGCTCTTGAAGTAAATTTTCTATGAAAGCATCATAATTTGTAGTGATGATTATCTTGGCCTTTTTTATTAATGTTTTAAATGATGCTAATTCATCAAGATTTACATCCTTTCTGATTGTGTTATTAGAAAATCTTTGGCATATAGCGTATTTAAATGGTGAAATATCTTCACTAAAAACCCTCTTGGCATCTAGTCCATTTAATTTTAATTTGCCAGTCCTAAACAATAGATTGTAATCATTTTCAATTTTACTTGCTGCCTCTGTATAAATCTTATGATCGATATCATTATCACTGTTATTTTTATGTGATTCTTTTATTGTTAAAAGATAACTATAGAAATCATTTGTGGGATTTGTTATTTTCCAATACTCGTTTAATAGCTCTTCCCACGTTGGGTAGTTCTCTAAATATCTTTTTGAAATGCCTGAGCCAATAAAGACTATTGGGTAATTTTTGAATTCAAAATTTTTTTTTGACATATCCATATACCTTAAGCTCTGCTTGAAACATCCATTCTATAAATTATGAGGATGTCAGCATGTCTCACCAAAACATCATCTGGTTATCTTGATGAAATCTGTCATTAATAATCTACCCATGTTTTCTATATGTCTGTGGCATGCTCCCAATAACTTTCCCAAATATAAATACCCGATTCATTTCGTCTTTTTCGATCGGGTCCCACGGTGAGTAGCTCTTGTTATCAGAGATAACCAGCAGCTTATCCTTCATCATTTGCAGGCGCTTTACATGGGCTGTGTCGTCGTACAGAAACGCATAGATACCATCACCGTCGAAAGATTTAACAGTGATATCAACGAACAGAAGATCACCTGGTTCGATCGTTCCTGACATGCTGTCACCGCGTACGTTAATGATGCGGATATTTTCTGCCTTCCTGCCATCGAACATGTGACGAGCATCGTCAAACGAGTACTCAACCGAGCGTAGGACTTCTACAAACTCACGGTTGATGACACCCGGCCCAGCACTGACTTCTATATCAAGAACGTCAATCTTAAAGTATTTGGAATGGTTGACAGCAGGCTTCCCTGATTGTTGACCGTCATTTCTCATCGGGCCTATGCCTGATGAGAGCCACTCTGTTCGAACACCCAATGCATTAGCTATTTCAACAATTTTTGTTGAGCCGCGTGCGTTGCCGCTTGTCAGTCTCCAGATTGTGGGTTGAGCTACGCCAGACGCCTTTGCAAGAGCGCCTTGAGACATTCCAGATTGTTCCATCGCTAGGTTTAAGCGATCAGCAAGAGTTTCTTTTTTCATAAGTTTTAATTTATACGCTTGCGTATTGATGGTCAAAACACGTTTTGCTATTGATTGAATTAATACGCATTGCTATTATCCATTCATTGTAATACCAATAGGAATTGATAATGACAAATCAAACCATTCAACTCGCAATCAGTATTACAGGTAGTCAAAAACGACTGGCAGATCTATGCGGTGTAGCCCAGCCCACTGTTTGGCGTTGGCTACACGGTGGCGGAATTGATGCCCGCTATGTAATGAAAATTGTCTCAGCCACTGGTGGAAAGATTAAACCAGCAGATATTCGTCCCGACCTTGCACCATTGTTTAACGCGAGTAATTCTGCCGCCTAAACTGCGGCGTTAACTGATAAGGCAATGACTATGCAACCACTTACATACCAACAGACTAGCGGATTTAGCCCGACTGCGGTGATAAATCGTTCTCAAATAAAACAGGTGCCAGGCCACGAAAAAATCCGTGATGCCGTTCGCGCCTGGTCGGCTGCAGATAATCAGGATGTTGTTGCCGCACTCATTGTGAATGAGTATCGGGAGCAGGGCGGCGGCACCATCGATTTCCCTGATGATGTCAGCCGTGCACGCCAGAAGCTGTTCCGCTTCCTCGATAACAAATTCGATTCTGAAAAATACCGAAATAACGTGCGTGAACTGACCCCGGCAATTCTGGCGGTACTACCGCTGGAATATCGCGGCCACCTGGTTGAGCAGGATAGCTTCATGGCTCGGCTGGCTGAAATGGAAAAGGAACTCTGTGAGGCAAAGCAGGCGGTCATTCTCAACGCACCACGCCACCAGAAACTGAAGGAGATGAGTGAAGGCATTGTGTCGATGTTTCGAGTGGACCCGGATCTGGCTGGTCCATTGATGGCGATGGTCACCACCATGCTGGGGGCAATATGACAGGTTCAAAAATGGCGAAAGTCGGTCTGCGGGAACAGAACCGACTTTCAGGTGCAAATCGTAACACACTCATTGCGGGAGGAATTATGGCAAACACTGCTGAGATATTCAATTTTCCAGTGCCGGATGCGGCACAAAAGGAGCGGCGCGTGGCAGATCTCGATGATGGTTATACGCGCATTGCAAATGAGTTGCTGGAAGCTGTGATGCTGGCCGGATTAACACAGCACCAGCTTCTGGTCTTCCTGGCTGTCATGCGCAAAACATATGGCTTTAATAAAAAACTGGATTGGGTGAGCAACGAGCAACTTTCCGAGTTGACCGGGATATTGCCGCACAAGTGTTCTGCTGCAAAAAGTGTTCTGGTAAAGCGTGGGATTTTTATTCAGAGTGGGCGGAATATCGGCATTAATAATGTGGTCAGTGAATGGTCAACATTACCCGAATCAGGTAAGAAAAATAAAGTTTACCTGAAAGAGGTAAATTTACCTGAATCAGGTAAGAAAAGTTTACCCAAATCAGGTAAAGGCGTTTACCCGAATCAGGTAAACACAAAAGACAAACTAACAAAAGACAATATAAAACCTTTTTCGTCCGAGAATTCTGGCGAATCCTCTGACCAGCCAGAAAACGACTTTCCTGTGGAGAAACTGGATGCTGCAATTCAGAGCGGCAGCAAGTGGGGGACAGCAGAAGACCTGACCGCCGCAGAGTGGATGTTTGACATGGTGAAGACTATCGCACCATCAGCCAGAAAACCGAATTTTGCTGGGTGGGCTAACGATATCCGCCTGATGCGTGAACGTGACGGACGTAACCACCGCGACATGTGCGTGCTGTTCCGCTGGGCATGCCAGGACAACTTCTGGTCCGGTAACGTGCTGAGCCCGGCCAAACTTCGCGATAAGTGGACCCAGCTCGAAATCAACCGTAACAAGCAACAGGCTGGTGTGACAGTCAGCAAACCAAAACTCGACCTGACAAACATTGACTGGATTTACGGGGTGGATCTATGAAAAACATCGCCGCACAGATGGTTAACTTTGACCGTGAGCAGATGCGCCGGATCGCCAACAACATGCCGGAACATTATGACGAAAAGCCGCAGGTACAGCAGGTAGCGCAGATCATCAACGGTGTATTCAGCCAGTTGCTGGCAACTTTCCCTGCGAGCCTGGCTAACCGTGACCAGAACGAACTGAACGAAATTCGCCGCCAGTGGGTTCTGGCTTTCCGGGAAAACGGGATCACCACAATGGAACAGGTTAACGCAGGAATGCGCGTAGCCCGTCGGCAGAATCGACCATTCCTGCCATCACCCGGGCAGTTTGTCGCCTGGTGCCGGGAAGAAGCATCCGTTAACGCCGGGCTGCCAAACGTCAGCGAGTTGGTTGATATGGTTTACGAGTATTGCCGGAAGCGTGGCCTGTATCCGGATGCAGAGTCTTATCCGTGGAAATCGAACGCGCATTACTGGTTGGTTACCAACTTGTACCAGAACATGCGGGCCAATGCGCTGACTGACGCGGAATTACGGCGCAAGGCTGCCGATGAACTGACCTGTATGACAGCGCGAATTAACCGTGGTGAGACGATACCTGAACCAGTAAAACAACTTCCTGTTATGGGCGGTAGACCTCTAAATCGTGCACAGGCTCTGGCGAAGATCGCAGAAATCAAAGCTAAGTTTGGGCTGAAAGGAGCAAGGGTATGACGGGCAAAGAGGCAATTATTCATTACCTGGGGACTCATAAGAACTTCTGTGCGCAGGACGTTGCCGTGGTAACAGGCGCAACCGTAACCAGCATAAATCAGGCTGCGGCTAAAATGGCACGGGCAGGTCTTCTGGTTATCGAAGGTAAGGTCTGGCGAACGGTGTATTACCGGTTTGCTACCAGGGAAGAACGGGAAGGAAAGATGAGCACGAACCTGATTTTTAAGGAGTGTCGCCAGAGTGCCGCGATGAAACGGGTATTGAGGGTATATAAAAGAACATCAATGGGTACACAATGATGAAACAGATGAGTTGAGTTCAAACTGTAGTACAATTCTCTCCAGTTTGAACAGGAAAGAATATGCTATGAATCCTTATATTTATCTTGGTGGTGCAATACTTGCAGAGGTCATTGGTACAACCTTAATGAAGTTTTCAGAAGGTTTTACACGGTTATGGCCATCTGTTGGTACAATTATTTGTTATTGTGCATCATTCTGGTTATTAGCTCAGACGCTGGCTTATATTCCTACAGGGATTGCTTATGCTATCTGGTCAGGAGTCGGTATTGTCCTGATTAGCTTACTATCATGGGGATTTTTCGGCCAACGGCTGGACCTGCCAGCTATTATAGGCATGATGTTGATTTGTGCCGGTGTGTTGGTTATTAATTTATTTTCACGAAGCACACCACATTAAAAATAATTTCTTTTGAATCGAGTGAAATAGGTTAGCCCGCATAAGTGCGGGCTGCTTTTTACAGGTCAGCGTTTGTTTTTTGTTGTTGGGTAGCGGTTTTTATGGGGGTTCCTAGGTTTTTAGTAAACCACTCAACAACTCTGTTTATAATAATTGGCTGATACCATGTATTATCGCCATGCTCAGCCCCTTCTACCAGAACGTACTCAGCGTTATCGCCGTTCTTCTTCAACATCCTGAATAGTTTGGCGCTTTGCTCAGGTGAAACCAGAGTGTCTTTGCTACCATGCATAATAAGAAATGGGGGTTTTACTCCTTTCATATGTCCGATTGGACTGGCGTTTAGCGCTTTTTCTTTTGACGCTGTTATGGGGGCTCCCGCAAAACTTCTGAATGCAGGGCCATTGATCATTAAGGCTTCGGTTACGGCAGGAGATCGATGAACCTCCTGCACAGATTCAGGGAACCCCTCGCCAATATTCAACAAGTCAGAAATCCCATAAAGTGTGGCAACTGCCTGAACATCTGCTGATTGCTGAAGAAAGTCACCTTTATCAAAGGTTTTGTCACCATTTGTAGTTCCCATCATCTGGGCAAGCCATCCACCGGCAGAGTCACCCAGAACTCCGATTCTTTGAGGATCAATCCCATAATCGCTGGCATGTTCTCTCAAGTAACGTATTGCAGCTTTCCCATCCTCAACTGGTGCTGGAAATGTATCAGGAATTGTTCTGTATTCTACAGCGGCCACAACAAAACCAGCTTCAGCCAGAGCCATTCTCATTTCAATAAATTTGTCATGTTCAGAAGACATGAATCCGCCGCCGGGATAATAAATAATGGCTGGTTTTAAATCATTTGTTCGTGGGACAAGAACTGACATGTGAAGCTGTCTGACAGAACGAGTTCCTTTTATCTGGGAATAAACAACATCACCAATGAGATCGACCTGGTTTCTGGTCGGTGAAACACTAATGATATCTGCACCCGGGGTGTAACCAGGAAGATTAGTCTGGACAGGTGTTGCACAACTCCCGACCGACATGGCCATTGACATACCATACAATAGTGTTGCAGATGATAATATCTTGTTAATTTTCATGTTTTACATGCCTTGACTTATCGGATGAAATTCTCTTACTGAATTTAACGGCAGTTTAATAGCCGTACAACTCGTGGTAGCTAGGGAAATATCCCAGTCGTGGTTAAGGTTGTACTTGACGGCTATTATTTCAACAATGCTTAAAGTGAGAGCTTAAGGTTATGCGTATGTTTTACAGTCCGAGTAGATTCTGACCAATAGCTTCTTTGTATGATTCTGTCAGAAATAAATCTTGGCTTGCATGAAGTTTGAGACCTTATCTTGTTTGATTATGAATAATCAATTCGCCATAATTGTATCACCGGAGCCTGAACAACTTCGGTGACTTCTGCGCTAAACGGGGACGTTTATGCGCACACACAATCCAAACTCTCTTCTCCCTTCACAGATGCAGAAATGCACCTGCGTTTTTTTGCATCCAGCGTCTGACCTCTGTGGAGGTGAAGCGTGAACCTACCACAAGATGGCATCAAACTGCATCGCGGTAACTTCACCGCTATCGGTCAGCAGATCCAGCCTTATCTGGAGGACGGCAAATGCTTTCGCATGGTGCTTAAACCGTGGCGCGAGAGACGCAGTCTTTCCCAGAATGCACTTAGCCACATGTGGTACAGCGAAATCAGTGAATACCTCATAAGCAGGGGGAAATCGTTCGCTACTGCAGCATGGGTAAAAGATGCTCTCAAACACACATACCTCGGTTATGAAACCAAAGACCTGGTTGATGTCGTAACCGGTGAAATCACCACTATTCAGTCGTTACGCCATACCTCCGATCTTGATACCGGAGAGATGTATGTCTTCCTGTGTAAGGTTGAAGCCTGGGCGATGAATATTGGCTGCCACCTGACTATTCCGCCGAGCTGCGAGTTCCAGCTGCTGCGCGACAAGCAGGAGGCGTAATGGCTACACCGCTTATTCGTGTCATGAACGGGCACATTTACAGAGTACCAAATCGTCGTAAGCGTAAACCTGAGCTGAAGCCTTCCGAAATACCAACACTGCTCGGATATACCGCCAGCCTGGTTGATAAAAAATGGTTGCGACTGGCAGCAAGGAGGAATCATGGCTGATTTGAGAAAAGCAGCGCGTGGTCGGGAATGCCAGGTAAGAATCCCTGGCGTATGTAATGGCAACCCTGAAACGTCTGTACTGGCACATATCCGGCTGGCTGGATTGTGCGGCACCGGTATTAAACCGCCAGACCTTATTGCCACCATTGCCTGTTCTGCCTGTCACGACGAAATCGACCGCCGCACGCATTTTGTCGATGCTGAGTACGCAAAAGAATGCGCGCTGGAAGGTATGGCGAGAACGCAGGTTATCTGGCTGAAAGAGGGGGTAATCAAGGCGTGAATACTTACCACATCACACTACCCTGGCCGCCGAGCAATAACCGCTACTACAGGCATAATCGCGGGCGCACGCACATCAGCGCAGAAGGGCAGGCATACCGTGATAACGTCGCCCGAATCATTAAAGGCTCAATGCTGGATATCGGTCTGGCTATGCCTGTGAAAATCCGCATTGAGTGCCACATGCCGGATCGCCGTCGCCGTGACCTGGATAATCTGCAAAAAGCCGCTTTTGACGCACTCACTAAAGCAGGTTTCTGGCTGGATGATGAGCTGGTCGTTGATTACCGCGTTGTGAAGATGCCTGTTACCAAAGGTGGGAAGCTGGAACTGACCATCACTGAACTGGGGAATGAATGATGTTTGAGTCTTATATGGCAGAGCGTCTTCGCCGCCGCTGGGTGCGCCTGCGCTTATATCGTTTTCCTGGTTCTGTTTTGACCGATTACCGGATACTGAAGAATTACGCCAAAACACTGAAAGGAGCTGCCGCATGAATACCCAATATTTACAGTATGTCCGCGAGCAACTCATTGTGGCTACCGCTGATTTGAGCGGAGCAACGAAAGGACAGCTTGAAGCCTGGCTGGAGCATGCACAATTTGATACTGGTACATACAAACGAAAGAAGCCGCGCATTCTGGATGAGGTAACTGGCAGGATGATTACGCTGGATAATCCGCCGATTTCCGGTAAGCAGTCGTACGCAAAAGGTTCATCCATTGCACTGGTAAGCCAGGTTGAGTTCTCAACCTCGTCATGGCGCCGCGCGGTTCTGTCTCTCGAAGAACATCAGAAAGCGTGGTTGCTGTGGAGTTACAGCGAAAGTGTTCGCTGGGAACATCAGGTCACCATAACGCAGTGGGCATGGAGCGAGTTTAAGACTCTGTTGGGTACCAGAAAAATTGCAGGTAAGACACTGGAACGTTTGAAGAAGTTGATCTGGCTGGCGGCACAGGATGTGAAGAAAGAGCTGGCAGGGCGTAAGACCTATGAATACCAGGAGCTGGCATCACTGGTGGGAGTGACATCAAAAAACTGGTCTGAGACATTTACTGAACGCTGGGTTGCAATGAAGCACATTTTTCTACAGCTTGATAGCGAAGCTTTATTGCTTGTAACGAGAACACGTTCAAAACAAAAGACGACATTTTCACAGCAAAGTATTGCAAAACTGGATTGAAAGGCATATATTCCGTGTAAATCTGATATTTTGCCAATGTTGTATGTGCAACTGTTCGTAGGTGTCGTAAGGGTTGACTATCCAATTTCCAGGATATAGATTTTTCTGCAATAAAGGTTTTGGGAATGAAGGGGCGGCTCCCAAAAGATAACCGCCAAGTTGGTAACTTCGACTCGATAATTGGTCTGGGACTCCAACCGTGTCGGCTGAGAGGTCGACGTCTATTTCTTTTGGGGAAGTGGATACTTTAAGCTAACATTTTGAGTTTCTATATCTCGTGGCCCTCGAGTTTTATCATAAAAATACCAGATATTAAATTTTCTCTCAGTGTGCCATGTATCATATTGCAAATGATCCCAGCCTAAATATGAAGCAACATAGTTTGATACTCTTATTTTGGCTTCAGATGAAGCTTTTCCTTGATATGCGCACATAACCGCACCTAAGAAAAAATCGGCTAGCTGAATGTTTTCAGATGCTTTAGAGTCTTTTGTCACTACACTGCTGATTATCCCTTTACGACCAAATTTTCTATTCAATATGTTATTGGCAATAACATTTAGTTCTTCATCGGCCTTTTTATAACGAGATGCGATAGGATCAACTTCAATCCTGAAGTAACTGTCTCTTTCAGAGTGTGCAGAAATTACAGAGCTAATTTTTGTGGTAATGAGATTTGTGAAGTGCTTTCTCCTTGCCAGGTCATAATCCCCATTATGAAATGCCTTGTTTACTATTGATTTTTCAACCACGATACAATGAAAAGCTAGCCAAGGAACTCTAAAGAATAAGTCGATCAGCTCAAGATAAAATTCAGAGTATCTTTTTGAATGGGCTTTTTGCCATTTTATTTCTTCAAAAAAACCATGTTTGCTGCGTAGTTCTCTGATTAGTTGACAGAAATCCCCACGGCGTTGGTACTTCATCCACAGACTGCCAAAGCCGTAGAAACGTTGCCCATCAATGCCAGATTCATCGCAAGCAATATGCCAAATTAACTTACCAATGTTATCTTTTTCTGTCATCTGCTGGTAATGCTCTTAGTCCTTAAAGCATGGTATTTAACCACACATGTAACTCATTGATAAAGATCGTTTTATGCAAGTTGCATGGATCGGCTTTTGTAGGCCATTCGCTTAGTTATAAGATTTTTTAGTTATTTTGAGTTGACTGTTTATAACAATATTTCCCATGTAAGTTTTTAATCATTAGCGTCCCGGCCTTTCGTCGGCGGCGAAACATTGGCTATTCATATGCACGAAAAAGAGAGCCTTGCCGGAGCGTTCTGGCTCGTTTTGCTGATCATCGCAGGTTGGGGCGGTCTGGTCCGCTATCTGATAGATGTGAAGCAAAGTAAAGCAACGTGGAGCTGGATAAATGCTCTGGCTCAGATAGTGGTATCGGGATTCACCGGTGTTATTGGTGGCCTGATCAGTATCGAAAGTGGATTCAGTATTTACATGATTCTCGCGACAGCGGGGATTAGTGGTGCGATGGGCTCGGTTGCACTGACGTACTTCTGGGAACGACTGACAGGGGTGAAAAATGCAAAATCTTAATCCTCAGCGTAAAGCTTTCCTCGATATGTTGGCGTGGTCAGAAGGAACGGATAACGGGCGACAACCGACACGTAACCACGGTTATGATGTTATTGTTGGTGGTGAACTGTTTACTGATTACTCCGATCATCCTCGCAAACTTGTCACGCTAAACCCGAAACTTAAATCAACAGCCGCCGGACGTTATCAGCTTCTTTCACGCTGGTGGGATGCTTACCGTAAGCAGCTTGCTCTGAAAGACTTCTCTCCGAAAAGCCAGGACGCTGTGGCATTGCAGCAGATTAAGGAGCGTGGCGCTTTACCGATGATTGATCGCGGTGATATTCGTCAGGCAATTGACCGTTGCAGCAATATCTGGGCTTCACTGCCGGGTGCTGGTTATGGTCAGTTCGAGCATAAGGCTGATAGCCTGATTGCAAAATTCAAAGAAGCAGGCGGAACGGTCAGAGAGATTGAGGTATGAGCAGAGTAACCGCGATTATCTCCGCTCTGGTTATCTGCATCATCGTCTGCCTGTCATGGGCTGTTAATCATTACCGCGATAACGCCATTACCTACAAAGCCCAGCGCGACAAAAATGCCAGAGAACTGAAGCTGGCGAACTCGACAATTACTGACATGCAGGTGCGCCAGCGTGATGTTGCTGCGCTCGATGCAAAATACACGAAGGAGTTAGCTGATGCGAAAGCTGAAAATGATGCTCTGCG